AGACAAGCTGATCTTTGCTTATGCGGCTCAATACATATTGAGGGTCATGTACAACATCAGCAAGTGCTGTTACTGCTGGAGCTTCTACTTCAAGCTGTCTCTGCCTAGCTTCTAACTCTTGGATTCTCTTGTTCTTAGCTTCTTCAGCATCCCGATATTGTTGAGCCTGTTTTGCTATAGCCTCATCATATCTGCCCTTTGCTTCTAATTCTTCTTTTTCTTTTTGCTGTTTAAAAGCAATCAAAGCATCTACATCAACATCTGGTGGTACAGCTTTTGCTGCCTCCTTTGCTTTCTTGTAATCATCTAATATTTCACTATTAGATTTTCTTAGTCTTTCAACTTCAGCCTTTAGTGCAGCCATTTCTGCTGTGTTATCAGGCTTGATTACTTCGTCTGCCATAAATAAAAAATTTACAATTATTCACAATACTAGCTCCACTTTGTCCTGTCTGCCCAAAAAGCTGCTGACATTTTGCCTTTTGCAATATTTTTAGCGTGTCTAGCCTTAAAACTCTTGCGTTTTGCCTTATCTGCGTCTGATTCTCCTTTTCTTGGCGGTTTATTCTTTGCTCCCTGCATACCAAACCTGATGAGCTTAACCTTATCGCCTTCTTTGGCAAGAACAACGTGAGACTTTGTTGGATGTGATGGGGTTCTCTTTGGTTTATTAAAACCAGCTAATCCAAATCTTTCTAATCTAGGATCTTTGCTCATAATTTTTTATCCATATTTTAGGTCTAAATCGTATTGAAATAAATCGCTTCTTTTATCAACAATATTTTTATATTCTTCATTAAGTTCTACACCAATATATTTTCTTCCTAAATTTTTTGCTGTTTCTGCTGTAGTTCCAGAACCAATAAAAGGATCAAGAACAATATCTCCATGTTCTGAGCCTGATAATATACAAGGTGTAATTAATTCTTTAGGAAAAACTGCAAAATGTGATTCTTTATATGGTTTTGTTTTCACAGTCCAAACAGAACGCTTGTTTCTTGTTTCAAAAAGCATCTGTCTTGCTCTTGACAACCCATTAAATTGATTCGTTTTATCTTTTGAGTTATTTATATCCATTGGTTTATTCTTGCCCCATCTTTCTCCTACAGCTTTTTCTTTTATTGCATCAGAATTAAAATAATAATCTTTAGACTTACTCAACAAGAAAATATATTCGTGAGATTTAGTACATCTGTCAGTAACACTTTCGGGCATTGGATTTGGTTTATGCCAAATTATGTCTTGTCTTAGATACCAGCCATCTTTTTTTAAAGCAAAAGCTAACTGAAAAGGTATTCCAAGCAAATTCTTCTTTTCATAATTATCACCAATATTGACCCATAAAGTTCCATCATCTGTAAGACAATCTTTGACTAAGCCAAAAACTTCAACAAGATTATCTATATATTCATCAACAGTTTTTTCAATTCCTATTTGATTAGGTTTGTCACCATAGTTTCTTACTCCAAAATAAGGTGGTGAAGTCACACAGGTTCTAGCTTTAAAATTAACATTCTTTAATACTGTCCTAGAGTCACCATAAAAAATTTTATTCATTTACCCTTCCTCTTCATTGCCATATTATGAGCTTGAGAAAATGAAACTCCTTCTCTCATCTTGCGTTTCATATATTCCATATGAGCCTTTGTGTGACCATGAGCCTTTTGATGTTTTGCAAGTGTGTTCTTCTGTCTTGTAGTTAGCTTCATCTTTTCTTGTTGTACCTCGAATAAATTGCTGCATCTGCTGTTCTTGCTTTATCACCTCTCATGTAACTGTTTACTCTACCCATAGCCCACGCTGCCATAGGAACATTTCTTGAACCACTAGACAAATAAGCTCCCTGCCCTTTTCTATAAACAGCCGCAAGCTCTCCATAAAAAAACTTTGTGCCATCAGCTTTTTTCTTAAGACTATTCTTAACGCTTTCGCTTAGTGGTTTTCTTCTTTTTGCCTGTGACATTTTGTTTGGTGCGTGATTTAGATACTGCTTTTATATCAATATACTCTCCTTTTCTATATGCTTCGGCAGTTCGCTTTATCTCAGCCGCTTTCGCAGACTTGCTTTTAGAACCAGACAAGTATTTTTTGGGAATACCTGTCTTTTTGTCCTTTGGAACTCGCCTGAACTTTCTAGTCACCTTTTACCTTTTTAGATTTTTTTGTTGTTTTAGGTTTAGCCTCAGCCTTTGGCTTTGACTCATCATAAGTCTGAACTTTAAATGTATATCCCATTATTTTTTACCTCCCTTCTTTTTTTTCTTTTTACCTTTTGGCTTCATTGATCCATAGTGTGATGGCATAACAATAAAAGTAACTGTTTATATATTACTTCCTTTTGCGTTTCTTAGCTGTTTTCTTTTTGCCTGCTGTAGATAATGCAATGGCCTGTGCCTGTTTCAATGTCTTACCTTCTCTCATTAGCAAACGGATGTTGCTTGAGATCACAGATTCAGATTTTCCTTTTTTCAATGGCATATCTATAGTTTATATTCTTTTTTGATTTGGTCTATTGTCTTTTCAGTTCCATCGATTCTAATTATCTGCCTTAATGCCTTTTGACCAGAGCTACCTTTTTTGTTCGCTAATGTTTTAAAAAACTTTACTTTCTGTTCACTACCAAGAGTTTTTATCTGTAGTTCTCGATCTTGATTTAATAACCAATCACCATAAGCCTGCCCCTGTGGAACTCTACCTGTAATGCTTGGCCTTGTATCAAGCTTAGTCGCTGGCGGCTTTTCAAGGTTTGGATATTTCTTTTGCAGACCATCAAAGTCAACAACAGGGACAGTAGTTGATCGACAATTAAAGTGTTGAGGTGGTGTAGGGCCTTTGTTGTAATCAAATATCTGACCATCTAACCTCTGACATATCGGGCTTGTTCTAGAGTCTAGCGTTGCAACATATTCATATTTTGGTGCAACCTTTTTATTAGCCGCATATACAGCCTGTGATGCCTGATTTGTAACCTGATTAACAGATGTTCTGACAATAGTTGAGATTTGATTATTAGCTACTTTGGTAAGTTCTCCTCCAGCAAGAGCCAACTGCTTGACAGATAAAGGTCCAAAGTCTGCAAACTCAAGCCTACCAACAAGTCTCCTAGTAATCTGATCTAGTGACTCACCAGCAAACACTCCTGATCTGACCGCCAAATCTAATCTTTCTGCCGAAGACTCTGCTAAACCTCTAAATGCTTTGCTTACTGTTGTGCCATTTGGCAGCCTTATTGCAGCCCCTTGTGTAGCAGTAAGACTAAATTTTCCAGAACCAAAGTTAACAAAGTTATCTTCTGTAAATGCTTTGCTTGTAAAAATATTTACTTTTGATGGGTCAGTCATAATAACCGACTCTGCATATTTAGGACTTATTGCAACGCTGTTAATAGGCACATCACCAGATGCTGTAACCTTTTTTAATTCGTTTTCAATAAAATCTTTTTGTAATATCGTCACTCCTTGAAGTTCTTTTTTAAAATCAATAGCAGACTTAGTTGACCATGTTGCAAGACTATCCTTTGATTGTTTGATGATTGCTCTAAGTCTTTTCCTTGTTTGAGGTGCGATTACTACACCAGCATCTGCCGCTTGTTGTCTAAGATCAATCTGCTTAAGTTGTTTAGCTGCATTTACTATTATTTCGTTGTAAGTAACAGCATATTTCTTTGCAACAGAATTACTATATCTATTTAAATCAATAGTTTCCCTAAAAAATACCTCTGGAGTGGACATTTATCATTCGTCCTCTGTGTCCGCTGGCTCCTCCGCTGGGGTTGGTGGCTCTTCTCTTTCAGTCAGACCTCCGTTCTGTGTTGTTTCAATCTCATCTTCAACATCAAAGTCATCACCAAGTATCTCTCCAGCAGATAGTTGATTTAATAATGTTTCCTGACTGATAGTTCCAGAGGTAAACAGTGCAAGTAATGACTGTATCTCCTGTGGTTCTAGTCTGGTAGATACAAAGTCTCTGTTCACAAAGCTACTGCCAGCATTAGGTTCATTGAGATATTCGCTATGAAACTTAAGGCAGTTATCAATCAAGTCTTGCATCTGCTGTGCAATAACCATCATTGTGCTGTCATTTTGCGATCTATCTATCCTTTTGGCCTCTGCTGACTCTCCTACTAACTTCTGCCCAAGTACTGCGGCTAGTGACAATGTGTTGATCTGTTCTTTTAGTTCACTAAGAAGTTTGAATTGTGCATCATAGCTATCGGCTGCTGGGGATACATACTCCATTCTGGATTCTGGTGGCAATGATAGTGCTTCATTAGGGCCTGTTGTTATCTCATCTGCATTTGGATAACCATAAACTACTAAGTTCGGGACTGCACTTATGTGCAAAATGTTGAAAAGATCACTTTGGATCTGATAATGCTTTAGGTTTAGTTCAGCAATGTCATATAGAGGGCTGCGGCTTTCGTAGTAACCAACTCTATTGGAATAAGCAATGGCAAAAGGAATTTTGTCTTTGATACTCATTTCACCCTGTTCAAATAACTTGTATTCACTTTTTTGGGAATCTTTCCTGTGAATTTCATACCTACCACGTTCAAGCACTCTGATTTGTTTAATAACCTTGTCACCATACTTGCCATCTGGCTCAACAACCTGTTCCAATAGACGCAATTGTGTGAGTTGCCTTACACCATCTATGATCTCAGACCTAAATCCTAGAATATCTTTTGGTGTATATGTCACCCAGTATGGCCTTGCCTTCTCCCCTTCTTTTGGTGCATCAACAAGCACCCCGACATGACCAAAACTAATAGCTAATCGGGCTGTGTTATACAGCCACACGTTTAAATCGTTACCCTCTAAATCTACATCGAATAGTTGCTCTCTTACTAGGTCTGATACATCATCTAGTCTTACTGGCTTTCTTACCAACATGCCTGAAAGCATTTTTTCAATACGCTGCAAATATGGCACTACTGTTGATCTACTAAGCCTTACGTCATAGCTGTCATCTGTTTCTCTTGCTTCCTGTGGCAAATACTTTCTATGTTCACTCCTGATCTTGTATGTGCCTTCCTTCAAATCTGTTATCAAATCCCAGAACTGACTCATTCTCTGGTAGGCCGCATTAGGGCTGGCAACTGTGGTAGCAGCTTGTGTTATGGGCTGATTGTAAATATTTAGTGAGCTATACACAGTTTTGCCTCAATACTATCATGTTCTTAATATATTCTAATCCCTGTAGCTTTGCCCGACCTAGCAAATAATGGATTGAACTCTCTCCATACAAGATAACCTAGAGCATCAGCCATGTGATCATAGCCTGATTCTTTGTCTGGTTCTCCTTTTTCTGTGTATGACTGAAGTTCCATTGATTCAATTAGCTTTCTGCAACTGGCATGGATTTGTAAACGGCTTTCCCCTTTGCCGTTACATAATAAAGCCTGTACGGAAGAAATCCTGTCTCTGACTGGTGGGTTGCTGCGTGGGCTTTGATTGCTGAACCCATATCCTTCAAGAATCTGAATGTCCGTCTGACTTGCATTAGTACTTCTGTTGCCTCCACTTGCATCTGGGTATATGTAAATCTTATTCATAGGGTATCTGGCTTTGATCTCTTGGGCAATGCTATCTGTATCGTGACTGCCACTAATCTCATCAAATATTAACAATTTTTGATTTTGTACAATACCGATCACTGCGTTCATGTTGCCTATGTTGAAGTCCATGCCAACTCTTAATGGCTCTAGTCCTATCTCTGGTCTATCTTTTGTTAAATTAGCTTCTCTAGAAAAACGATCATAGACAAGTCCTGTCTGTAAATTTACAAATTCTCCATTGAGATAAGCAGCCAACATTGATGGATCATAATTTTGCTGCATACGCTCTATGAAATCAGATGGTAAAAACTTGTTGTCATAAGTGGACATTTTGATTAACTCTCTATCTTTTCTCTCTTTTGCTTCATCAGTACCAAAGGTGTTATATAGCCACCTAAATCCCTCTGGTGTACTAGCTGCACAAAACTGGCGAACATTACCAGCCCTTAACCTACCAAGTATCTTTGGAAATGCTTTATCACAAATAGCTGGAGAAACTGTGTCGATTTCATCTACAAGTACATGGCTGAGGTTCAGACCAATAATTCTGGTGTAATTTTCAAATGACCTACAAAGCAACTTCGAGTCTCCCTCTTGGAAATGCAAAGTATAGTCTGGAAGCGGTGAAGCTCTGAATGTGTAAGGTATTTCATAGTGTTCAAGGAACTGTTCAAAATCTGTTTGCCATATGTCTCTGATTAAAACATTTGTTGGTTCAAGGATTGCACCAATAAATCCTATGTTCTGGGCTGCAAGCTTGACAGCTACACTGCATAAGGCTCTTGTCTTACCAGCACCATATCCAGCAGACAATCCAACTATCTCAGTCTGATTATCAAAGAACTGTTGCTGTGCCTCATGCAAATCACCCCTAATCTTATCTAGTAGCTCTCCAGTATCAATATCAGTGTAGTGACTGCCTATGTGATCTAATACAGAACCTTCTCTATTCAGTATGCTCAAGACATCACCTGACCGACCTTTGCCATTGAGTTTATACAGCCCAAAGCCACTGTTAATTGGCCTGATTTCCTAGCCTCTTTTGCTAATGATGCGTACTGAGCTAGAACTTCAGCCGTAAATTGTCTGCGGTCAATATCAAAGTCTTGCTTCAAAATCGCTGTAGCCTCTTGAATATATCTATCTATCGACCTTTGAGTAACACCCCACTCAGTTGTTGCAAACTGACTTATTTCTGATCGAACAGTGCCAACAGACAAAAGCTTGGCCACTTTGTTCACTCTGAACTCATGCTCATTCTTGCTAGTTCTGCCGTTAGACACTATGAAGTTATGGTTTTTATTATTCTAAATGTAGCGTCAATTGCTAGTTTTTGTCGATTTAATTATATATTTACTTCTTTCTGATTCTTGCCAACATCTATGGTCACAAAGCATTTTTGCAAGTGCTTTTAAGGCAGACAAATCATAACTTGCTAAGTAGATATGATTTCTACCTTCTTCAAAAGGCTCACAATTAATTAAAACTTCATCTTCTGGAAAGTCTTGATAGCCCCAAAAATTACCCATAGCTAAATGAATTGGAGTATTAACAAAGGCAGTTTTGATTGTTTGAGAACCAATTTCACTTAATTCAAGTTCATAAGGTATTGGGACACCATCTAAGCCATCAAAAACCATAAGATATTTTTTCCATTCCTCTTCATACCAGATTTGATGGTTTGGATATTGTGGTTTTTGAGGTAATTTAGTCATGGTTTTTGTTTCTTCCAGTTACGAATAAGTAAAAGTAAATCTTCAATCCGCTTTCTTGCTGCCAAGATGCGGTCATTGTTAAAGCTATCAAAATCTTTGTTTTTCATTTATTTTTTATAATTTTATTGTAGTTTTTTAATTTTTTTGCATATTCTTTGGCAAGTTTAGATCCAGAAAATTCTTTTTCTTTACCACGAGAGCAACAATTTGCTTGTGGATTAAAAATATCATCAAGAGCCTGAACTAAATCTCCTATCAAATCTTGATTTTCATTTCCATAAATACTGTCACCAAATCTATTTTTATGGTTAAGTTGAAAAATCCAGTCCAACATTTCTGCTGTACTGTTAATTCTTTCAAGGTCAACTTCGTAAGCCCAACCACCTTTTTTATTTTGCAACTCCAGTACAAGATTAGAAGATCTAAATATCCAATAACCCCATTGTTTTCTGACAGGCCATAGATATTCATATAATTCTTTGCCATTGCAGCCATTAGGGTATTTTAAATAAAACTTGTGTGCCTCCTCATTTTTTGCACATATAGCAGATTTGTAAGTTTTCATAATGATTTGATAGTAAAGTTTGCAAGTTGATCTTTAACTTTTTGTATTTCTGGAGAACAGTTGATAAGGTTTTTATCACCATTTTTGTTGTTTTGATGAATTACTTTGTTCATAACTTTAGTAGTTTTAGTCCAGCCTTCTTTTCTCATATTATGTATTTCTCTTACAACATCAATATCAATATCAACACCAACAAAATTTCTTATAACTCCTTCATCAGTTCTGTAGCCTTTGCAAATTAATTGGCCATCAGAATCATATTTTCCATTAGCCGCTGCACAGTAACAGATCAGAGCTAAATCCTGTCCACTAAAGCGTTTTCCTGAGTCGTCCATATCATAATCAGGCAAGTGTTGGTTTATAAGTCCATCAGAATTGTGGATTATTCCAGAATCATTACAGGCATAACACTCATAATGTGGTGCTTTGAAAGTAATCTCCCGATCAATCGGTGATCGTTTATAATTTTTCATCAATTTATCCTCCTTTTAATTTTTGATAATATTTATTATTTTCATCTTTCCAATATTTTTTTAAAAGATTTTCAATGTCAAATTTCTTTTTCATGGTGTTAAAAAGGGGTGGTTTTGGGTTTTTTAAATGTAGGTGCTTTTTTATCAAGTGTCAATAAATATTGTTCAAATTGACCATTTTTTATCCACCTGTGAGCATCACTAAACAATGGAGTGAACTTATCTTGCTTAAGTGTCTTTGTTCTAGCCCTTATATCGGCCTCAAGGCAGTCTTTTAGTTTCTCCCTTGTCTTTGTATCTAATTTCATAAATTCATTGTATGCAAGCTTTTTTGACAGGGATATTGTTCTCATGTTTTTTGGTATTTCCAAATAGGTTTTCCAAAAGGGTTCAAAGCTTTTATTTTTATAGATATTTGTTTTAGATACTATTGTTTTAGTTAGGGTCGTTCTCAACGACTGGGGGGGTAGCTGTGGCGTACTAGGGGGGTAGTTCTCAGCTACGGGGGTAGTATGTATCAACGACCCCGCATGAATACTGGTATCTGGTACAGGAAGTGTCTTACATTGATGCCAAATTGTGACTCTATAGCAGTTGGTTCTCTGGCCGTATTCATCAATCCTGTATTGCTTTTGCAGTAAACCTAGTTCTACAAGTTCAGCAACAGTCTTGATAACTTTGTCTCTGGACATCTTTGCATCTTGGGCAATCTTGGGGTAGCTGGGCCAGATGTTTGGATAGTAGCTCTGCAGTACCCATAGCACTGATAATTGATATGGTGTTACTTTTCCCTTTAAAGCTGTCGGCAAAGCAATAAATGGGGTATTCTCTGGAATAAAACTCATTTTTATGGAATATATAATTCACGTTAAAGGCATGGAATCTGCTCCACAGGGAAGCAAAAAACATGTTGGCAATGGAATAATGGTTGAAACAAGTAAACGTTTAAAAGCATGGCGAAATCAGGTGAATTTGAGGGCAAAGTTAATAGTGGACGATATAATAAATGAACCAGTTGCGATAGAGGTGGTGTTCTGGTTTAAACGTCCGAAGCTTCACTATCTCCCCTGTGGCATATTACGTCAAGCAGCCCCTGTGTATATCACCAATAAAAACAAAGGTGATCTGGATAAACATTGTAGAGCCTTACTGGATTCTCTCACAACATCCGCATTTGCTGACGATAGCCAAGTTGTAAGTTTACACGCTGTCAAAAAGTATTGCGAAACAAAATCAGAAACTGGTGCTGATATAAAAATCAGAACAATCAAAAACTAAAAAGGATCGGCCCTGAACTCACTGCCTACACGTTGGTGTAGAGGTTTACAGGTAAGCGATCCTAGAATCAATATATCAGATTATGAAAAGAATTTCATGGGTGGCCTGTCCTAAGTGCCAAGAATACACAGATCAAAAAGTAAGAAGATCAGACCGCAACTCAAAACACATTATTGTCAGACGTAGAGAGTGCTATAAGTGCAGCCATATTTGGCATACAATCCAATATCCAGAAATGATTGTTGAAGATATAAAAGCTAAATATATTTTGTGTGAGTAGTCGGGTGATGGATAAGCACTTCGCTTGCTCCCCTGCTTTTCCTAAGTCTCAGTAGGTGTTGTATGGCTTTCAGACCCAGCTTTGCAATAGGTCATCAGGCTACCCGACTCATAATTCATTCAATGCGTGTTCGAGGGAATAAACAACTCTGGAAATGATGCCAGCGTCAAGATGTTCTCTTGCAACACCAGATCCCTTAGTTGATGGGTTCTTTTTCAAAAACTGCCTCAGCTTGTGGGCATCTTCAGCTTTGATGTTGAGAAAAATGTTCATGTAGTTTTTCAAATACACGAAGTTGTAATCTCTTACATTTAGATATTAACCTCTAATTCAGTGGATCATCAAATTCTGGGATATTAGCTGTGTAGATAATATCGTCACAATTTTTGATTTGTAGCTGTATTAATGCAATTTTTTCTATTGCTGCATAGACCTCTGGCTTAGTTCTAGGCTTACAAAGATAGTCAACATACTTTTCTGACTCTTGCTCCAGAAAAGCCTTTTTGAACTGATATTCAAGTTTGTCTTGTGTCATTTTAATTTTGCTTTCCACTCTGGAGTCGCAAAAACTTTTGTGCAATGGTCACGAATTTTACTTTTAATTTTATAAGCTTCTTCAATTTTTTCTTCGTATTCAAAAGTAAATTGAAAATTCCTTACATATTGTTCAGAATCTTCATTTTGTTCATTCATTTCTTCTTTTGTTTTATTAATAGAATCATTTACTTGGTCAATATATTGGTCAAGCAAATCTTCTAGAAAAATACATTCTTTGATTTTAAAACTTAAATCCATTATTGCACCTCCATGATCTCTGCCATCATTGCGGCTAGTTCAATCTCCTTTGGCAAATTATCTTTAAGCCATTCATGAAAAGCCATCTTTATAACTTGGCCCTTTGATGTGCCATGCAGTTTTGCTAAGTGACAAAGAGCAAAATGATCTTGCTTTGAATAAGGAGTAAACTTAAAGCTGTATTGCCCCAAGTTTGTTTCTTCTGGTTTGATTGACATTACTCAGCCTCCATTGGTTCAAGTAAACTGTCTAGCCCATAAATTTTCTTATGACTTTCAACAATAGGCTTGACTATGAAAACTGCTGTCCAGATATATTCTTCACCATAGTCTTTTAGAATGTCATGCAATTTGTACCTGATGTTGAATTGTGAATTATTATCCTTTGATAATTTTTTATAAGCAGTTAGAAAATGATATTTGTCTTGAGTCTCTAAACGATTCCAGACTTCATAATCTTTGATGATGGCATTAAGACTTAAAAATAATACGTCTTTTTCGTCATAATTGAAATTCATTTGTTTTAGGGGTGATAGGTGAATAAAGACCCCACCAGTTGAGGTGGGGCTGAAAGGTTTATGCGAAGCAATAACGGCCTTTGCCTTCTTTGATGTTTTTTCTAGCTACTGCATTAATAAAATTTTCTGACAAGTAAAACAAGTCTAGGCCTTCATAAACTGGATCTCTGTGTTCAATGTATAAAACACCTTTTTTTTCTAAGCTGCCAATAATTCCAGCAATTTGATGCTTGTCAAAATCAGTAGTTTTTAAAGCCTCTCTTAAAGTAAAGCATAAGAAGTAGCTGTCTCCATCACAGTTAGAGTAACCAGTCTCCTCATAGAAATAATCAAAGTTAATACCAGCACATTGAGCTAGTGTTGCTTCCTTGTCAGTTAGGTCGTAAGTTTCGATTTGCATTTGAATCCTTTGCGAAGTTTGAATAATCAGCCGATCTCTCGACCTCATGCACTTAATATATATGATTGTTTTCCACATTGCAACTCATACAACTTATATATATGTGTAATTGTTAGGAAACTGTAATAAGTTGCAAAGGTTATTGACGTATAACAAAGTATGGACTAATATAAAGTATGGCTAGAGATAGCCGTTCTTTCGCAAAGGTTTTTCCCAAATGCAAATTTCAGAAACAGGTTCACACTTAGAACCAAAGCACATACACCGCATACATAATGCTCTCTGGTATGAGTTCAGAACAGTCTCACAAACAAGGGACGGAGTACAAAGAACTCTTGAGTTCAACAAAAAGCATGGAGACAATGCAGCCACTAAACCACTTGAGAAATGTATTTCAGACCTTGATCTTGAGGTTTATGAGCTTGAGTATCTTCTTAATTACACAGAACACATCATTGAAAAGATGGATAAAGAAACAACAAAAGAGGTCACAAAATGACCTCTACTCCTAAAACACAAGCTGACAAAGATCAACACAAGAGAGCCAGATTCAAGGCTCTCAAAATGCCAAGAGTCAATGCTTTAGTGCAAAAGCACAAACAGCTTGTTAACTTAGCAAACCGCAGTAACTACAAATTTACTGAGGGTGAGGCAGAACTAATAGTACAGCTTTACAAAAAATTACTTGAAGATGCAGAGGAAAAATGGCTAAACCATGATTCTTTCAATCTTGTAAAACTAGAAACTTTTGATCAAACGGAGCTTGACTAATGCTCAATCAACTTTTCCTATTTCTCAGTGCAGGGTCTATCATGACCCTCGCACTTACCTCAACACTAGATGACATGACAAAGCATGACTGTCTAGTAAATCAAATCCCTATGGCCTGTGCCACCCATTATTCAAAATGAATTTTACCCACGAAGAATTAAAAGAGATACATCTTGCTCTTACAGAGGGCAGATGGCTCAATCAAAGCATCAATGAAACAGTAACCAAAAAGGTTGAATCTTACATAATGCTTACCAAACCAAATGCCAATAAAGCTGATATTGAAGCGTCTTACACCTACGCTTGCAAAGTTAGGGACGGCTGGGCTATGGCTCAAGTTGACTTTTTAAATAATCCATTAAAGAAAAGAGAAGCTGAAAAGTATTATGACGAATGGTGGAAAAGAGCCAATGACCTTGAAAAAGAGTTAACAGCAATGGAGCAACAGAAATGATTGATCTTAATTTTGAACCACCAACAAATCAACAAGAAGCTTTATATCAAGGCTTTTGTTTATTCTTCACAGCACCATCTAAAAAGCATCAACAAGACGTTCTAAACTTAATCACTCTTATTTTGGCTGACCCAGAAGTTTCTCAGGAAATGGTGCAATCATGTTTTGAAAGAGCCTTTGGATTCCTAAATTTAGAAATGCAAATGCAATTAGACGAAAAAAATACCCCCAAAGACCACCCCTGACCTTTGGGAGTATTCAACTTTCACCTAAGCGTCAACACCAAGACGCAATCTTATCATAACAATGAACACAGACAAACAACTGAAAACTTTGGAAATGGCAATACTGCATGGTAGCCATTTTGAAAGAAAACTTGCTGATGCCGCTATATCAGCAGATCCTATAAACAGGGCAAAGATTTTTCGATTCTTTCCTGATCTGGTTGAAAAGTATGGCCCTCAAAGTGCCATCTACAAATCAACTTTTGCATTTCAACGTCAGCTAAAGGTGGTCAAATGACTGAGTTCCTCCAAGGCCATGATGTTCCTGAGTCTGTTTACAGAGCCAGTCCTGAGTGGGCTGCCAGTGATCTCAAATATGGCATTGATAATGGGCTGGAAGCTTTGGAAAAACGCAAGTTTGGCAAAGACAATCCACCCAGAATCGCCACCCCTGCCATGAAAGTAGGGTCAATGGTTCATTGCTTTTGTTTAGAACCAAAACTCTTTCCTGAGAGATATGCACTTCTGGACGATAAGCGATCTAAAGAGGGTAAGAAGTTAGCTTTGCAACTTGCAGAGAGTGGCAGAGAAACTTTTACCACAGCAGAAATGACAACTTTTATGGGCATTTACAATGCTCTGAGCAGAAATGATTTTGCAAAAAAGTATGTCATAGATGACACCACTGGAAAGGCAGAACAGTCTTTCTGGTGGACTCACAGGGAAACAGGCTTGCCATGTAAAGCTCGCTGTGACTATGTGGTTGATGACATGGTGATCGACCTCAAAACAACTGGTGAGGGTGGTGCTAACCCTGACAAATTTACTAGATCAATAGTTAATTTTCATTATCACCTCCAAGCCGCCCACTACTTGCAAGCAACTGGAGCTAAACGCTTCATATTCATTGCAGTAGAAAAAGTGTTTCCCTACTCAGTGGGAATTTATCAACTTTCACAAAACTTTATTGAAAAAGGTTATGAACTCCAAGAGCAGACTCTTCAAGAAATACTTGAAGCAACTACAAACAAATTCTGGAGAGGCTACACAAACGCCTGTCCAAATGGAATCCAAACACTCACACCACCCAAATGGATTTAATGTCACATTTGAAAAAGACACCAAACCAAAGTTTGAGGTCATGGATATTACTCCAGACATGGCAAAGAAAATTCTTGCTCACAGAAACAAGAACAATAGGCCTATTAGATACACACACCTTGAAAAGCTATCAGACGCTATTGAAAAAGATGAGTGGAAAGTAACTAATCAAGGCATTGCATTTGACCATGATGGCAACTTGATTGATGGTCAACACAGACTGGCCGCCATATTACAGACACGCAAGACTGTGAAAATGATGGTTGCTACTAATATGGACAAAGGTATCTTTGATGTTGTTGATACTGGTTCTAAGCGATCTACTGGTGATGCTTTAGATATTCTTGGCAGTGAACATGGACGGATTGTTTCTGCCGCCTTAAAAATTTATATTTGTTATCAGAAATTTCCAGAAAAAGCTTGGAGTGGTGCGGCAATACAACAGCCCTCTACCAGTGATGTCATAGCTATCTATAAAGATAGACAAGATGAGATCGAGGCTTTGCTTTCAGTAATTAAGAAAAAGCATAGAAACTTTAAATGTTTTTCTATGAGTCTTGGACTTGTTCTTTCTATTTTGCTTTTAGATGCTGGCTGGTCAGATATGCAAATCTGGGAGTTCTGGGACTGTGTGACGCTTGGGGCAAATCTTCCTCCAGACAGTGTTGTGCTTTCTTTTAGAAATCAACTATCAGACCCACACTTCAGAAAAAGGCATTACGGAACACAAAGATATATGCTCAATGCTTTTATCAAGTGTTTTAACTCCTATATCACAAATGAATCTATAAACAAATTTGTTGCCCCAAGACATGACACCAAAATGTACAAGATTCAGAAACCAGCAAAAAAACAATCATCAATTTTAGAGGTAATTAAGAAATGACTATTTCAACAATGGAAAGACCTATTCTGGATAATATTATTCAGCCGTCAGACGTTTATGAGAAAGCTGGCCGCAAATACTGTAAATGGGCCAGAATCGCATTTTATTTGAATAAACATGCAAAAGGCTGGAATTTCCAACTTAAACTCCCTCCAGATTCGCCTACAAGCCCTTTGAATTTTAATGCGGTATGGAAAGCACCTGACGGAACAGGCTATTTGATGTGTTATTTTACAGACCCCAAAGGTGGTGAAACTGGTTTGTTTCCATATTCCATAATGGACAGCCGCAACAATCCTATCAAATGTGAAAGGATTACTGCAAACGATATTCGAGATTCACACCGCAGAGCTTTGGCCGCTTGTGCCGCTTTTACCTTTTCTCTGGGTTATGAGCTTTGGGCCTTCAATGAAGTTGCAAGTGCAAACGAAACAGAAAGACCACACAAGTCCAGACAGGCCGCACCACCTCAAAACGTCTTTATTGCTGCAAAAGCCGCTATTGAAAAAGAGACAGATTTTGAGAGATTGATTTCACATGAATCAAATTTACAGGTGCGTTATACTCAAGGAAAGATAACTGAAGATGAATTTAAAGTCCTCAGTAAAATACTTGACACCAAAAAAGCTGAATTACTTTCATGACTGTCACCGAAACTCAATTCCTAACTACAGAGCAGTTAGCAGAAAGGTATGGGCTTAGTCCCAATACCATCAAAAGCTGGAGAGCCAGAGACTATGGCCCTGAGTACTATGAATTGCCCTTTTCGCTACCACTTGCGAGGGGCAACACCCGCATCAGATACCAGCTTCACAAAGTCCTCGCATGGGAAGAGGCAAACGCAATCACCCCTTTAAAACCTTTTTAACAATGACAAACACCCCTGCCTTCCTTGCAAAAGTAAGATTTACTCGCAACAACAGCAACAAAGAAAACGCCCCAGATCAAAACATAGTTATTGATTTCACCTGTGAAGAGGGTCTTAAAGCTGCAAACTGGATTTTGCAAGCTGTCGATAATGCCAAAATGGATGGAACAAAGATTCGTGTCTATAAAAGCCAAAAAGAATATGATGAGGTTGCTGGATTTTCGCTTTGGGGCGGTATGTGGGGCAACTCTGGCAGAATACAGCCTATGCCTCATAAAGATGCCTCTGAGAGGACTGTAGATGTACGAGCAAACCAACCTGAGTTACCAGATGATCTTCCTTTCTAACTATGAAATTAATTTCTTTTCCTGTTAATCCTTATGTGGGTCAAATCTTTTACGAGCCAGAAACAGAAAAACTTTTTGAGTTCTGTGAGGTTACAAAAACAGATGAGATAACTGGTTTGGTTTCTGAATCAGCAATGTGGTTTGATATTACAGAAAAGGATTTAGTTCCTTGACCTAGAGGCATGATGACTCCCTCCAATCCGAGTCAAAAGCTGCTCTTTTACAATTTTGAGGTCGATTGCCCTGATAGCCTGACGCAACAACTTTGTAAAAAGATATGAGTTCCCTTCGAGGATTTACTGGTGGGTAAATGGGGGTTTTATCTTCGCCTCCACACTAGAGTCAGTAAATAAGCGATAAAAGTCTGTAAGACCTCTACTTTTTTCCAAATATAACAAACTTGAAGCGGCTCCAAAAAGTCGCTTTTTTCTTGTTTAATTGTTTTTCTAGCTTGAATATATATGTAGCTTGCTGAGATATAACTTCAAGAGAAGAACTTATAAAATGTGCTTGCTTTGCATTTGTTTGTAATAACTTTATTGAATAAGGCTTTAGCAATTCAATATCATCTAGTTTTTCAATAAACTGTATAGACTTTTGCACTTCAAACTCACCCTCAAGGCTGTAAGTAGATGTAAGAGCCTTGATAATATCCATTATTTAACTGGAAATAATTTTTCTTCAATCATCTTTACTATTGCGTCATCAATTTCATTATCTGATTTGGACACTAAATCTTTCAAGATGGAAAGGACACCTTTGCGTAGACTTTCACTCTTGCCGAACCTGATAAATAGATTGATTAAAAACTTTGACATTGTTTTTTTTTGTGTTACTTTCCAAACATACCAATAATTGCTAGATTTGGCACATAGCTGTTTGTTAAGCAGTGGTCAATGCTTAGAGATACCCACAAGCAGCTTTTTTTATATGGAAGATCAAGAACCAAGTAAAGTTGAAACTATTGTAAAAGTCT